GCAGCAGCCACCGCAGTATTTGCTGCAGTTACGGCTGTATTAGATGCTGTTACTGCTTGGACCGCAGTGGCTATAGTCACTGTTGCTGTATCTGATGCTGCTACAGCTTGTGCAACTTCCGTAGTTGCTGTTGCAATTGCTGTGTTAACTGCTTGCTGTGCGGGGCTTACTACAACTTGCTCTGCAGGTGCTGGTGGCTCATTGGCATTAGCAAAGTTAGGGCTAAAAAGGAAAAGCCAGCCGATTATAAAAAGGCTGGTTAAAAAATACTGTAACTTTCTAGTCAACTAGGTATCTCCTAAGTAATGCAATATTTTTGCTTACTTAGTAATTATAGCAGAATGTTAGTTTAAACTACTTAGGATTATCTGTTTTATAAAAACCACTGCCATTAAACTGTATTCCAAATGATCCATAATGTCTTACAAGATTAGAGCTGCATTTTTGACAACCATATGTTGGTTCGTCATCTGTGATGCTTCTTTCAAACTGTACAATGTCTTCTGGTGAACATTCACATTTGTACTCATATATTGGCATTACTTACCGCTCTTTTTCCTCGCTTTTGCTAAAGCATCAAAATCTTTGATCTTAGTTTCTCCCATGTATCCCCACGCATGACCATCATTAATCATTTTTTGATTAATGGATACATCTGATCCATCTAAAAATACCCATCCTAAAATTCTTCCGTACTTTTCTGATGAGTCCATTTTTTCTGTTTTAATAACAACTGTTTTTGCTGAATCAATTGCATTTTTTAAATATGATTTTGCTTCAAGTCCTAGCGCCTTTTCAATCTTATCTGCTGTTCTACTTTCTGGTGTATCTATACCAGCGAGTCTTACTCTTGAGCTAAATGAGATATCAAATCCAAGATCAATATCTACATCAATTGTGTCTCCGTCCACAACCTTTGTAACCTTTTTTACATAATACTCAAACATGATTCTCCTTAATAATAATGAGCAGTTTCGGGACGTGCTCAGGTCCATCCTTCGGGTAGCGACCCGAATAGTCTGCGACTCCCCAGTGACGGGGTGCAGATTTCTATTATACTATTTATTTTATCTTGATGGGTTTAGGCTTTTTTTCTTCAGGGACAATGCGGTCTACATTAATATGTAGCATGCCGTCCTTTAATTCAGCACCAGTAACTTCCATATATTCACCAAGGGCAAAAGATCTTGTAAATTTTCTACTTGCAATGCCTTTGTGAACAACTTCTGCATCTGTTACCTCAACAATTTCACCCTTGATTACAAGACTGCCATTGTCTACTGATACCTCAATATCATTCTTTGAGAAACCAGCGACAGCAATCGACAACCTAAATGTGTCTTCATCTAATTTAAGAAGATCATAAGGTGGGTATGATTGTGAGTTTAGTTTATGTGCATGATTTAAACGACTTAGCTCCCTATTGAAGCCAATGAAAAAAGGATCATTAAAAAGATCCATAGCGAATTGTGTTACCATTTTATTCCTCCTTTAAGCGAATAAGTTAATATACGGGCCTCCTATTGGACGACCCGTATACTATTATATCAAATATTTTATAAAAACTTAATAAGAAGTATTTACCTTTTAAAGGTTTATTCTCCTCTTAAAATTGACTTCTTTGGTTTATTTGAATCTGTCTCTGATGCATAGAGGGCTCTTAGATGAGCTTCTGCTCTTGATCTGCTTGGGTGACAACTTACTAGCTCACCGCTATCTTTTACAACTGCGTATCCGCCTCTACATTCGGCAGAATTTTCTTTTATATTCCAAGGCATAACGATCTCCTAATCTATTATATTATTTACAATTATATCATTTGTAAATTTTGAGAGCGGGTGACCAGAATCGAACTGGCACTATCTGCTTGGAAGGCAGAGGCACTACCATTATGCAACACCCGCAAAGCACCCCTGGCAGGAATCGAACCTGCGGCCAACAGATTAGAAGTCTGTTGCTCTTCCGCTGAGCTACAGAGGTATATATTTAATCGTTTGGCATATTCCAATCGTCTATGTCCATCTGAATAATGCCCATCTCTTTTGCTATCTTTTTTCCTTCTTCTGTTAATTCTAAAGTTGCTTCAAGATTTTCATCATATGAAACATTTACCAAACCCTTTTCATATAAATCCATTAAAGATTTATCTACATACTCTTCATGAGCATCCCATAATTCTGGAGCGACTTCTGAGGCTAACTCTGTTATTTTATAAATAAATTCCCCAGTTTGATCAACACCAGCCAGCTCTATTGCCCCTATAGAAATATAATACTCTAATTTGTCATCGTTATCAAACTCAAAATCTTCTTCCATTTGCAACCTTTCTGTGCAACAGGTAGGACTCGAACCTACGATTACCGAATTATGAGTTCGGGGCTTTAACCAACTAAGCTACTGTTGCTTAGTGTACTATTGTATCGTTCCATCTTCATTCTTGTCAATGGTTTCTTCAACTAATTGCTGTACGTAATCAGAAAAATGTTTTCTTATACTTCCAGCTGGTCTTTTACCTAACGTCTTCCAAATTCTTTTATATTCAACTACATTAGAAAATGTTGTTGGACATAACATGACTTCGTTGTATTCTTTTAATGTGGTCGGCAAAGGAACATGCTTACCACAACATTTACATTGTTTAGCCATTTCTTGATAAGTACTCATAGCACTGACATCCCATCTATCGCATCCGCCAAATCTGTTGGCATCCTAGGTGGTCTAATTAAGTTGAGGACAGTTTCATCATCATCTCTTCTTACACCAAAATCATTATCATAACTCATTGACTCATAAGTATGTATATTTATCTCTTCATTGTTTTGAAATCTAGTCCTACTAATTGCATTAAATATTGATCCACAGACTGCATCGGCCAAGTCTTTTGATCCTTTTCTTGGGTGATCTACTCTGTCTCTCATAATTTTTAATTGTAATAATTCATCAATTAGCAAAGGTATATGTGGACCTATTAATCTTTCTTCAGCAACCACCATTGCCATATCGTCATAATGTTTTTTAGCGACAGATAGAATTTCTGTATTGATGCCATATTGTTTTAGTTGTTGCATCATATCATGAGAATTCCATCTGTCAAAGGTACATACACGAATCTTAAACCCTCGTGTTTTTAATGAAAGAATATAATCTTTTACTTCTGTAAAGTCAACTGACTTATCTTTTGTTGGCGTCCAGTACCTAACAGCATCTATCTCAACTATCGGTGCTGGCTGTGAGTATGTGTCTGTTACCTTTACGTTCACCCATCTATTTACATGGGACATGGAGACGGCACAATGGTCATGCTTTTGTGCCAAGTCAACGTGAATAAAATATTCTTTATCTGGGTCTGGAATAAACCACTCTTCTAGTCTGCCAAAGTTATCTACTGCAAGATGTCCTTTGTTAAATGCCTTTTCAACTTTTTCTTTAGATTTAAAAAATGCATCTACAGCGTCTGGTGGCATGCATGCAAAACGAGATAAAGCATCTAATGGGTTTGTAAAAAAAGCAACCTTAAAATCATTAATAGTTCTAACTGGATTAACTTCCCAGGTTGGTCTCTTTAATGCGTAAGCTTTAGGAATCTTGTATGAAATAATATGGTCTTCTTCCCATTGAATATCAAACTCATTTCCTTCCGTTCCGTCTGGCAGGTCCTCGTCCATTTTAAACTTATGATCACGAATAATAGTTTCTTTCTCGGCAACAACAGTATCGTATCTTTGTTGAATATAATCGTTTTTATATCTTGGGAAAGATAGCAAAATAACTTTTCCAAAGTCTGGAAAACGTGAATCTACTGAAGCCCTGTACATATCATATATTGCGCTACCAGTTTTAGCTTGGTCATGCCCAGTAGTACTTTCAATAGCAAAGCCAGAAATTTCATCAAGAATAATTACTATAACGTTATATCCTTCCCAAGCTTCACGCTCAGAGTGCCCAGAGTGTACTGTTATGGCTTTATCAAATTTTATTTCTGAGGCCTTGTCTGTATACTTTCCAGCAAACCAAGGAGATCTTTCAATTCTAGTTTTAAACCCTTTAAAGAAAACATTGTTTGCCTGTTGTGCATTTATAGCAATATTAATAATATCAATAGAGTCCCCAGGAGGTTTACCATAGTATGTTGCTGGATCTTTTAGGCATAGCAAAAGATATACGATATAAGAAACAGCAATAGTTGAACAGTAATCTTTACCAGAGCCTTTGCCGAGCTGGGCAACTACTTCATTGGCGGTTTGTTTAAATCTTATTCTTCCTTCTTCTTCACCAAATAATTTAATTAATGTGGACTCTTTATAAATCTGTGAACTTTTTTCAATTAGTGTGTATTGATAATCAGACAACTCAGGTAAACCCAAATACTCTGGGTTTCTAACAAAAGTTTTTAAATCGACTGGCTTTTCTTCAAACTCTTCGCCATCTAGCAAGTCAATTAAATCATCAAAATTAAACTCCACTTGCTTCCTCTATTGTAATTGGTTCAACTATACCTGTTATTTGAGATAGTCTTTTTGCAACTTCCATTTTACATTTTGGACAACCAGCCGTTACCTCTTTAAGTATCTTTACAAGGATGTCTTGCTTTCTTTCTGTTTCTGAGATTTGTGTGGCAAGTTCTGCATTGTCAAGAAGACCAATCTCTTGAAGCATGCCTATTCTCTTTCCTTCAATATCCGCAATTAACTTTAGCGCTGTTGACTTAACATTTAGCTGGCCTTGTTGATCTGCATCCTCTACGGTCTTCCAGGCCTCTTTAATAAGCATTGCATAGTGTTTGTCTGCGCCAGAGATTGCTTCCTTTGCTCTTTCTTTTGCAGTACTATCATTATGAACGACAGACTTCCATTCATCTATAAGTTCAACTACCTCTGCTCTTTTTAAACCAGTCAGGGTTGCAATTTGGGTTGGGCTATTGCCCTTAAGAAGTTCGGCGACAACCTTATTCATTCGGTCATAATGATCTACTAATTCTAATTCGCTCATTAGACTATTATACTTCTAGTCGACTGAAATAGCAAGTTTCTTGGCAATTTTAAGAAGGATTAAATAACCAATCATG